TGCTAACAACTATGTGTTCGGAAACTTCAACGACCTATTGATTGGGTTCTTTGGAGGTTTAGATATCACTGTTGACCCTTACTCTAACTCTACTTCTGGTACTGTTAGAATTGTTGCTCTACAATCAGTAGATGTAGCTGTAAGACATGCAGTATCTTTCTGTAACGCAAGTTAATAGATGGTATTAACAACTGAAAAAGCGGCAGGCATAACGTCTGCCGCCTTTTCTAAAAACAAGGAAAGCAAAATGAAAGTTTTAATTCTTAGAGATACAGTTGCCGATGGTAAAAAAGTTTCTGCTGGTGATGTTGTTGAAATAAATAACGATACTGCTAATACTTTAATTAGTTATGGTAAAGCAGAAGCATCTGAAGGCAAAGTATCTGAAAAAAAAGATAGAAGCGTAGGCTTGGAAAAATCAGAACAACCTAAAGTTACTAAAAGAAAAGGAAAATAATGGCTTTAGAATTTGATGCTGATTTTGACGGCTACTTTGATGATTCTTATGGACATGGTGTATCTGCTACTTATACTGTTAGCGGTGGTTCTGCAACAACTATCAAGGTTATCCTTGAAGATGAATATTTATCAGTAGATGGTTTAACTGTTGGAGTTGAGAGTAGTACACCTGTCGCATATTGCAAAACCAAAGACGTATCATCAGCAAGTCATGGCGATACTTTGGCTTTTTCAGCACAAACTGATTTAGATGGTAATACTCTAAAAAGTGCAAGAACTTATTCTGTTGTAAACGTACAACCTGACAACACAGGCATTACAGCTTTAATATTACAAGAACAATAATGGCTAATCACATAAGACAACAAATTAGAGAAAGGGTAGGCACAACCTTAACAGGTCTAACTACTACAGGCTCTAATGTTTATCAAAGCAGAGTTTATAATTTAGAAGATTCTAAGCTACCAGCATTAATTATTTATACAAAATCTGAAGATTCAGAATTACTAGAAATGGGTTCAACAAGAACATTACAAAGGAATCTATCTCTAGTAGTTGAAGCGTATGTGAAAGCAAATAGCAATTATGACGATACGATTGATACTATTGCTAAAGAAGTTGAAGCCGCTATGGGTGCAGATGTAACTCATAACGATTTAGCTAGAGATTCTTTCCTAGACTCGACAGAAATAAATTATAATGGCGAGGGTGAACAACCTATTGCTGTTATGACTATGGTATATAATATAGGTTATCAAACTACAGAAGTGGCAGCAGATGTCGCTTTATAGAGGTTTTTATTATGGATAAAAATGTAATGGTTTCTCCTGATGGCAAAAGCAAAATTACTGTTTTTGATTCAGAAGTAGAAAATCTAAAACAAAATGGGTGGATTCTTGAAGGAGAATCTAAAATTAAAACAAAATCTAAAGAGGATTAATAATGGCAGTATTTACAGGTAAAGCTGGTGTAGTACAAACAGGCAGTAATGCTTTAGCAGAAGTTAGGTCTTATAGTATCACTCAAACAGGTGACACTACAGAATCTACTTCTATGGGTGACTCAGCAAAGACATTTGAAGCTACTCTTACTGAATTTTCAGGTTCAGTCGATGTATTTTTTGACGATACTGATACTTCAGGTCAGGTTTCTTTAACTATAGGTTCTTCATTCACTTTGAATTTAGCACCTGAAGGAACTGCAGGTGGTTCATACAAATTGTCAGGTAGTGCTATCGTAACTGATATCACTAGAACTGCGGCACATGATGGACTTGTTGAAATGTCTATTGCATTTCAAGGAACAGGCGCATTGACGATTGGTACTTACTAATTATGACTAAAGCGATAGATAATGTCGTTGCTCACTTTGATGCTCAAGAAATTAAAAAGATTGAAGTCAAAGAATGGGGAACAGATGGAGAGCCTTTAGAAATTTTTACAAAACCATTAACATTACAAGAGAGCAAAAAACTCTACAAAATGGCAAATGGTGGCGATTTAGAGGTTATGGTTTACGCTATCATTACCAAAAGTCTTGATGCAGATGGCAACAAACTTTTCACATTAGCTGATAAGGAAAGTCTTATGACAAAAGCTGATGTGGAAGTTTTGTCTAATGTTGCATCTGAAATTTTAGGTAGTGTTACATCTGAAACAGCACAGGAAAAGTAAAAGCCGATTCTGATTTATTTGCTATGTTTGCTCTTGCAGACAGACTCGGCATGACAGTTCAACAGTTACAAAAGAGCATGACTGTAGAGGAGTTTGTTTATTGGTTGGCATATTTAGAAGAAATGAATAAAAGAATGGAAAGAAATGGGTAACTTAGGAAAATTAAACATTGTCATTTCTGCTGTTAATAAGACTCAAAAAGTATTTAATACTGTCAAAAAAGGTTTAAATGGAGTTAAAAATGCAGTTGGCAAAGCACTCAAAGCCTTCGGTATGCTTACTGCTGGTATTGGTGCTGTAGCTGGTGCATTAACTGTTTTATTTAAAAAATCTTTTGATTATATAGATGTTATTGGCAAGATAGCATCTCGGACAGGTGCAACAACTGATGTAATTCAAGCCTTTCAATTATCTGCTATTCAATCAGGTGCTTCGATTGATACTGCAAACAAAGCAATCCAAAAATTTGCCAAGATGGTTGGTGAAGGTCGTAAAGGTTTAAAAACTTATACAGATATTTTTGACCGCTATGGTGTGTCTTTGATGACTGCCACAGGCGAAGAAAAATCTTTCAACGAAGTTTTGTTTCAAATGATGGAAGGCATGAAACAAAGCGGAGATATATTTCTTAGAAATGCAGACTTAGCTTTGTTATTTGGTCGTGCTGGTCAAGAACTTACCAATACTATTTTGATGGGTGGCAAAGCCTTTGAACTTTATGTTGAAAAACAAAAAGAATTAGGTTTAATTTTAGATGGCAAGACAATATCTGCTACAGAAGCATTTAACGATAGATTATCAAGAATAGGTTTTACTTTTAGAGTTATTAGAGATGCCATAACTACAGCTTTTTTACCTGTTTTAGACCAATTTGCTGAATCTATAGAAAATACTTTAGCAGCAAAGAACGCTAAGAAATTAGGTCAAGATTTTGCAGAAGGAATAATTGATGCCCTTATAAATATACTAGAAGCATCTGATGATTTCAGAATGGCTTTTGAAAGAAATTTTCTAAGTGTAAATAAAGTTTTAGCAGGTTTAGGTATAAGTTTGAATAGCATAGGAATAGGTTTTAATTTATTTTCTATGGGTGCTTTAGGAAGCACAGAATTTGCCAAAGGATTCACAGATGAAATTAAAAGATTAATAGGAGAAAATGAAAAATTATTAGAAACTTTTAACAAACCTATTGTACCAAGTGAAAATATAGCAAATGCAGTATCTGGTTTAGAAAGCATGAGAGAAGCCATGAAACGTGCTTTTGGTGATGGAGAAGACGAAGGCGGTAATTTCTTTGAAGTTTTTGGTGATAAAGCACAAGGTTTTTCTGCAAAAATGTCACAAATGGTTGCTGACATACAAGCGCCATTATTTCAATTTAAAGAAAGTTTCCAAAGCACAGGGACAATGATTGGTAATAGCATTGTTAATACAATGCAAAAATTTGAGGATACTTTAGTTGATGGTCTTATGAAAGGTAAATTAGATTTTAAAGATTTTGCAAATTTTGTTATTGCAGAAATTCTTAGAATTGCAATTAGAAAATTTGTTATAGAAAGCATTTTTGGTATGATTGGCGGTTTTTTTGGTGGTGCTGGTGGTGGAAAAAACATGGGTGGTTTTAGAGGAGACATAAATCCAACAGGTATGTTTTCAGCAGAGGGCGGTGGTTTTACAGGGTTTGGCTCAAGAACAGGTGGCGTAGATGGCAGAGGTGGCTTTCCAGCAATACTACATCCTAATGAATCTGTAATAGACCACAGAAAAGGTGGCATGGGCGGTACTCCTGTAAATATCACCTACAACATTCAAGCCTTTGATTCTAAAGATACTTTAGCTGCAATAACAGAAAATGCACCTACTATATCTGCCATAGTAGAAAATGAATTTAATCGAAGAGGTAAAAGAGGTTTTGTAACATGAGTGGTAGCTTCCCAACATCACCAGCAGCAAGTAGCGTAAACATAAAATCTATAGAGCCTACTTTAGTTTCTGTTACACAAAATTTAAAAAGACAGGTTAGAAGAAGAGGTGGTCAAAGATGGTTGTTGGAAGTTCAATTTCCACCAATGACCAGAGCAGAGTTTGCGCCTATCTATGCTTTTGCTATGAAGCAACAAGGACAGTTTGAAACCTTCACTTATGTGCCACCTGTTATAAGCACATCACAAGGTGATACAACTGAAAATCCTGTAGTTGATGGTGCGGTGTCAGTTGGTGCAAGTTCAGCGACCATAGATGGTCTCACAGCTTCAGAATCAGGCATTATAAAAGCAGGTGATTTTTTTAAATTTAGTGGTCATTCAAAAGTGTATATGGCTACTGCTGACATGGATGCAGATGGTACAAGTCATGCCACCTTAAATTTTGCACCTAATCTTTTAAATGCAGTTGCTAATGATGAAACTATAACTTTTGCATCAGTACCTTTTACAGTTGCTTTTACTGAAGATATTACACAATTCAGCACTGATGTAAGTTCTTTATATGGTTTTACGATGTCACTAGCAGAAATATTTTAATGAGATGGATAGAGGAAGCACAGGTGCATTTCAAACAGAGATTGTTAAATCAGCAAACAAGCCTTTTCATTTACTTAAACTATCTTTTGACGATGTAAGCTATTATCTTTCTGATGCTTATATTCCTGTAACTTACGACTCAAATACCTACACACCAACAGGTAGTTTTTTAAGTTTTTCTGATATTGTTGAAACTAATGAAGCTAATGTTGAAAGTATTACAATATCTTTATCAGGGGTAGACACTACTTATACCAATTTATTTTTAACAGGCGGTTATTTAGATAGGACAATTGAAATTTATAAAGCATTTTTAGATAGTAGCGATGCTTTGGTTTCAGACCCATTATTAATATTCAGTGGCAGAATAAACAATCCAGTAATAAAAGAAGATGTTGAATCTGGTACTAGTACAATATCAGTACAAGCAAGTTCATTATTTGTGGATTTTGAAAGAATTAGCGCAAGATTTACAAACAACGAATCCCAACAAAGTTTCTTTGCTGGAGATACAGGTTTTAGATTTAGTTCAGTTGTAGTTAAAGAATTGAATTGGGGGATGACTACAGGTGCTACTACATCAGGTGGTGGTAGTTCTAGCGTATCAACACAGGGTTCAGTAACTTCAGTTATTAATAACACTTCTCCTGCTGAAAAAAGCATTTTTAGAGAACACAGACCAACCAATCCTGTTTTTACTTTAATATCAGATGGTTCGGTAAGAATACACATTGATTATGCTAATAGAAGCACATCTAATTTTTCTGTTGGTGAGCAAGTAAAAATAAATGGTTTTGAAGCTACTACTTTTGATGATGGTGAATTTATTCTTAGTTCTGCAATCAATCATTCTGAAGGTGCTGGAACACACGCTATAGTTGCTATTGATTCTGATGGTTTTGGTTTTACTATTGCAGTTCCAAATACAGTAACATCTGTAAAATCAGGTAAATTTGGCGGTAGTGAAATAGTAATCAATGAAGAATTGGTCGTGCCTGTACTAATCGAAACAACATCAGGCTCAAATCAAATTACAGTAAATGCAGATAATTATGCAGCTTTAAACAGATTTCTTTCAATAGGCTTATCTGACGCAATTTCTATCGGTGGTATATCTCCTATTGTTATGGCTCAAATTCAACAAATATCAGGAGTAACTACAGACACGCTTACAGTTGATTTAACTGATACAACAAACATTATTGCTAATCCTTTAAAAACAACATCAGGTTCAACATCATTAGTAATAGATTTTGCAAGGCATAATATTGCTGTAAGCGATTCAATAACCATTTCAGGTGCTACAGCAGTTGGTGGTGTACCAGCATCAGATATAAATAAATCTCATACTGTTGCAGGTATTACAGCAAATACAGTAACAATTACTGTATCTACATCTGCTTCAAGCACAGCTAGAGGTGGCGGCAGTTCGGTTTTGCTTGATGGTTTTAATATTATTACCAATCCAATAGAAACCACATCTTCATCTGCTACTGTCAAAGTACATTACGCAAGTCATGGTTTGGCTAATGGTGATACTGTAACTTTGTCAGGTATAAACGATGTTGGTGGTTTAGACAGAGATTTATTTAATCAATCTCATACTGTTGTTGATGCTTCAAATGCAGATTATTTCACAATAACCTTAACATCTAGTGCGACAGCATCAGAGTTTGGTGGTGGTGCAAGTGGTCTTTTAGAAAAGCCTATAAAAGCTACATCTTCTGAAAGATATGGCTCTTCAGGTACAACAATTAATTTACCTACAGAAACAAGATGATAGATAAATTAAAAGCAAATAAATATATAGAAGCTAAATTAAATGAACCTTTTGCATGGGGAACTAATGATTGCAATACATTTATTGTTGAATACTTTGATAAGGTATTAGGTACAGATTTATTAAAAATAATTTATGACAAATATTCTACTAAAGAAGGTGCTATAAAATTTCAAAAAGATTTTGGACAAAGAATATCTGGCAGATGTTTAGAATTAGGTATGACACAGCATCATCCAACTAAGGCAATATTTGGCGATATATTGGTTAAACATAATGAAAATTGGGATTCATGTCATATTTGTATTGGTAGTAAAATAGCATCTATAGATGAACAAATAGGCACAGCAATTATGCCAATACATAATTTTAACGATTTTGATTCTGCATATAGATTTAGTAATGAAAATTAGAAACATAATATTATTTTTATCTGCCTTATTTTTTACAGGTAGTGTTTTTGCTTTACCAGCATTAGCACCTGTTTTTATAGGAATAGGAAGTGCAGTTACTGCGGGTGCTGCTGTAGGTACAGTCGCACTAGCCATTGGAGTTGTTGCCACTGTTATAGCAGTCTATGCAGGTACACAGTTACTTGGTGCTTTGAATCAGGACTTTCCTGATGATATGTCATCACAAGCACAAACAGCATTGTCAAACCAACAAGGCTCAACCAATCCTTTGCCTGTTATTTATGGAGAAAGAAGAGTTGGTGGTACACCAATTTTTTATCATGTATCAGGTGAGGATAATGAATTTCTTCATATTGTTTATGCGATTGCTGAAGGAGAAATATCGGGTGTTTCACAAGTTTATTTAAACAACGACCCTTTAACTGTGCAATCTGAATATAATTTGTGGTTCGGCACTTCAGTAATATCTAATCCAAAATATAAAGGGTTTGTTAATTATGAAATTTACGAAGGTACAGATACACAAACCGCAGACGAATATTTAATGAGAGCAACAGAAGGTGTGTGGACAGCAACAGACAGATTGCAAGGAGTTGCTTATGCAATTCTTCATTTAAGGTTTGACCCTGAAGTGTTTGGTAGTACAGGTATTCCGCAGGTAAATTTTGATGTTGTTGGTAAACTAACTAAAAAATCTACGTTTAATGGCGTAGATTATAAAATATTTAGTGATAATCCAGTAGATTGTATAGAGGATTATTTAACAAACACTATTTATGGTAGGTCTATACCAGCTTCACAAATAGATACTGCATCATTTACTGCTGCAAGAAATATTTGTGATACTGAAGTAACAGTAGGTGGTAAAACACAAAAGAAATACACTTGCAATGGCATAGTCAATACCAATAACAAACCATTAGAAAATATTACAAAACTTTTAACTAGTTGTAGAGGTTCTTTAATATTTTCAAGTGGAAAATATAAATTATTAATTGATGATGTAGGTACAGCAGTACAAACTTTTAATGAAGATAATATTGTTGGTGCTTTTGAATTGTCTTTAGGTGGTAAAGAATACAAAGCCAATAAAATCAGAGCAAACTTTTTTAATAAGAATCGTGATATGCAAGGAGATTTTGCTATAGTCGAAAGTTCTACATTCAAAGCTGAAGATAATGGCTTAAATCTTGAGAGGGCAATAGAACTACCATTCACCGACCAAATGGAACGTGCCTTAATGATTGCTACAATAAATATGAAACAATCAAGGCAATCATTGGTTTTTAATTTTACATCAACAATTGAAGGTTTAAGAGCAGAAATAGGAGATGTAATTTTTATTTCATTAGAATCTTTAGGTTGGAATACACTTAATTCTAATCAAGGCAAGAAATTTAAGATTATGCGATTAGGCATAAAAAATGATGATGAAGTAGATATTACTGCAAGAGAATACGATGATGATGTTTATAATTTTGGCACAATCACAGCAGAAGATACCGCACCAAACACAAACCTTCCTAATTTTTCATTTGTAGATATGCCAACTATATCTACGCCTACAGAAGAATTAATTAAAGATTCACCAACAATATTCAACAGAGTTACTATTAACTGGACTCAGAAAAATAAATCATCTGTTGAATCTTATGAAATTGGTGTTGATAGACTAAACTCGATTAGACTCGCTGATAAAAACAGTTATGATTTTCAAGGCAGAAGTGTCAATGAAAGTTTTGTAGTAGATAAATTAGAAGCTGGTCAATATCTTATCTCTGTAAGAGCGAAAAACAGATTAGGAGTTTATTCTGATTTTTCTACACAAATATTTGAAGTTAAAGGTTTATCTCTTTTTGCACCTGTAAATACACCAGCAATAAATTCTGTCACAGAAGAATTATTTACCACCACACAAGGTTCTGGTGTTAAAGCTAAAGCAATATTAACTTTTGGTGCATCAGTCAATGCGGCATGGGAAGATATAGGAGTTACTATTGACCATTATGATGTCGAGTTTAAAAAGTCTACCGAAGCATCTTTTCAAGGTGCAGGTACATCACAAGGAACTAATTTTGAATTCTTTGATATTGAACCAGCTTTGTATGAATTTAGAGTAAGAGCAATTAATACCGCAGGTGTGGCATCAGAATTTGCATCTACCACACAAAGAATTTATGGTCTTACTGCTGTTCCAACAGATGTTTCTAATTTATTTTTAAGAGCAGATAGCAATACTGCAACTTTAAGTTGGACACCAACAACAGACTTAGATGTGAAGATTGGTGGTTTTTATGAGATAAGACATTCATCACTTACATCAGGTGCAGTATGGTCACAATCTACACAGGTAGGAGAAGCTGTATCAGGTATAGCAAACACTGTAGAAGTGCCTTTATTAGTTGGTACTTATTTAATCAAAGCTGTTGATTCTATTGGCATAAAATCTGCTAATGCCACAACAGTAGTTAATACAGTTACACCTGATTTGTTTCAATCGCAAGTATTTTTAACCAGAACAGAAAATCCTTCTTTCTCAGGAACTAAATCAAATATGATAGTTGCTGACGACAACACATTAAAATTAGAAGCAGATACTTTGTTTGATTCTTTGGGGTTGATTGATGAAGTAGGGTTAATAGATTCAGCAGGTGGTGTAGATTTATCAGGTAGTTATGAATTTAACAATTACATTGATACAGGTCTTTCCGCACAATCTTATAGGCTAAGTTCTGCATTTGCTTTTACCACGAGTTCAACATCAGATTTTTTTGATACTCGTTCAGGAAATATTGATACATGGGATTCTATAGATGCCAATACTTATGATGATGTTGAAGTTCAGTTACAAATAGCAACAACTAATGATAATCCTGCTGGTTCACCATCTTGGTCTGACTTTCAAAATTTCAGAATCGGTAATTACTATGGTCGTGCTTTTAAATTTAAGTTATTAGTAACATCAGGCGATGTAACTCACCAAGTTTATATCACATCTTTGTCTGCGACTTTGGAAGCCTTTCAAAAAATAGACACCAACCAACTAACATCAAGTACAAGTTCATTAGGTGTTACTTTTGGTGAAGGATTTTTAGTTACTCCAAAAATTGCTGTTACTGCACAGAATATGGCAAGTGGAGATTTTTATGAAATAACAAGTGTTTCAAGCACAGGTTTTACAATTACATTTAAGAACAGTAGTGGTACAATTGTCGCTAGAACATTTGACTATATAGCGAGAGGTTTTTAATGGCTCAACACGATTATGATATAGCTAATGCCACTGGAGCGAACTTCAGAGCAGACTTAAATAATGCTTTAGATGCAATAGTATCTAATAATTCAGGTTCTTCAGAACCATCTACCAAATTTGCTTATGAATGGTGGATTGATACTTCTAATAATTTATTAAAGCTAAGAAATTCTGCAAACAACGCATGGATTACTTTGCCTTTATCAATCACCGCAGATAATGCAACATCAGGTGCTTTAACAGTAAATGGTAATTTAACAACTACAGGCACAATTGATGTTAATGGACAAGAATTAATTTTAGATGCTGATGCAGATACATCAATAACAGCAGATACCGATGACCAAATAGATTTTAAGATTGGCAATGTAGATGTTGCAACTTTAACAAATAGTCATTTAGTTATGAAAGGAACAACACCAAAAATTACTATTGGTGATGGTGGAGAAGAAGATACAGCTTTAATATTTGATGGTAATGCACAAGATTTTTATATTGGCTTAGATGATTCTGCTGATGATTTAGTCATAGGTACAGGCTCTACTGTTGGTACTAATCCAAAGGTAGTAATTGAAAATGGCGGTAATGTCGGAATTGGAACTGCAGCACCAAGTAGAAAATTATCTTTGGAAGATAGTGGCACAACTACAGCTATAGAATTGAAAAACAGCACAGGTCAGCTTTCTTTAATAAATTTTTCAGGAAATAATTTAGAAGTAGGTAATTCTCATTCTTCGGGATATATTAACTTTTTTACAAATAATGGTAATTCAAATTTGTTTATGACATCTGATGAAAAGCTTGGTCTGGGTACTTCTAGTCCGCAAGGTCAGTTACATATTCAAAAAGATTCTACAGAAACCGATTTAGTTATTCAATCAAATACAGGTGGAACTGGTTCGGCTGCTGGTGGTCGATTAAGACTACAACTTGGTGCTCAGACCAATACGGGTTCAGGCGGTGACGATACTCAAGCTGGAGATACACTTGGGCAAATTATGTTTGAAGGTCAAGGAACTGATTATGCTTATCAAGGTGGTAATATAATTTGTAAAGTACAAACAGGTGATGGCGATGATGGTAGGTCTAATCAAGGTACTTTTATGTCTTTTGAAACTATAAATGTTGGTTCTGCAAGTCCAGCAGAAAATTTCAGAATTGCACAAGATGGTACTTTAACAGCAACTGATACTACTATTGGTTCAAATTCTGATAGAAGAATTAAGAAAAATATAACTGATTTTACGGGCGGTTTAGACTTAGTTAAAAGTTTACAACCAAGAACTTTTGAGTTTAAAGATGAAACAGGCAAAAGAAAATCAGGTATTCGCAGAGGTTTTGTAGCACAAGAAATTTTAGAAAAAGATGATTATTGGGTTTATGAACAAGAAGCTAACGATAAAGATGATTCAGAGTATGAATATACAAAAGATACTGAAAAAGTTTATGTATCTAAATTAACAGATAAAGATGCTATGTATGTTTCTGCAATCCAAGAATTAGAAGCAAGAATAAAAACTTTAGAGGGATGATATGGCAATAAATTATATTTGGGATTGTAAAACTGTAGATGTGAAAACTATAGATGGCAATGAAGATACTGTTTTTAATGTGCATTGGCGATTGAAAGGCGAAGATAATGTTAATACCATTAAAGATTCTAGAGGTAACGACATAACCGCTACCGCTACAATTTGCGGCACACAAGTATTAGATACTTCTGATTTATCTAGCTTTACTGCTTTTGCTGATTTAACTAATGACCAAATAACAGGTTGGGTCGAATCTGCTTTAGGAGAAGATAGAGTTGCAGAAATGAAAGCTGGTCTTGATGCAACGATAGCTGAGTTAGTTACACCAACACAAGAAACAAAAACAATAGGAGAATAATATGTCAGATATACAAGTTAGAAACGATAATGGTGAGGTTGAAGAATACAACAAAGAAGATATGACCGATGAACAAAGAAGTTTATTTGATGATGTTTTAGCCTTACAACAAAGATGTGTAGAGATTGAACCAATGGCAAGAGAATTTGCCGATAAAAAACAATTGGTTGATTTAAAATCAAAGTCATTATTAGAAAGCCTTAGAGGTATAGGAAATGCCGAACAAGAAAACAACAGCGAAACCAAGACAATCGACTAAAAAGCCAACTGTTGAACAAGTATCAAATGCTTTGGATAGGCATGAGAGAGTTTGTGAGCAAAAATGGAAAGAGAATTTTCGTAGATTAGATTCAATAGAATCTGACATCAGCACACAAAATAAAAGATTATGGCAGATAGCAGGTATTGTTATCACGCTTCTTACATCTTTGGTTATCAATGCCTTCTTCATGTAAAATGAACATTGAAGAATATTATATTGAAATCTCAATATTTATCACAAGTGTTTTAGGTGGTCTTGCTCTCAAAGACTATTCGGTATCATTCATCAAAGGTCTTAAATTCAAACTCAATTCACAATTCAACGAAGGCGATAAGGTCTTATTAGATGGCGAACAAGCCATGATAATTAAAATAGGCATGGGTACTACTGTCTTTGGTGTTTATGGTCGTGACGGCTACACATGGCGGTATATCAGCAATACTAAGATAGAATCCCTTAAATTAGAAAAAATAGTTGATAAAAATTTACACGTTGATTCAGCACATGAAAAAGCTATGAAACTTAAAAATATATTGGAGGGCAAAGACAATGATTGATAAATTTTTTAAACCGATAAGCGATTTAATAGGTAAAGCCATACCTGATAAAACTAAGCGTATGGAGCTAGAAGCTAGTATCAAATCACAAATGATTGATTTGCAAAAATCACAAAATGAAATAAATTTAGAACAAGCAAAGCATGGTTCTATTTTTGTTGCTGGTGCTAGACCTGCCATCATGTGGATATGTGCATTGGGATTAGCATGGGCGTATTTCTTAGCACCGATACTTAATTGGCTAGTATGGACTTTTTCTTTTGATATAGTGCCACCTGATATTGAAACAGAAGGTCTTATGACTTTAACATTATCAATGTTGGGTTTAGGTGGTATGCGTAGCTTTGAGAAATTCAAAGGTGTTGCCAGAAACAACCTAAGAGAAGAAAATACTAAAGATTCATATAAACCATAATGGAAACAGGCGTTACCAAAGAACTGATTGATGATTTAAAAGAAATGCTTATCAAGAATGAAGGCATAGAACTTAAAATTTATCGGTGTTCAAGTCAAAAATTGACAATTGGCGCAGGTCGCAACATCGAAGATAATGGCATATCTATTGATGAAGCTGAGTTAATGTTAAAGAATGACATGGATGGTGTGTTTAATGATTTAGACAGAAACATACCTTTTTGGCAATCTATGCCTTACAACGTCAGATTGGTCTTGGCAGATATGTGTTTCAATCTTGGCATCAATAGATTGCTAAAATTTACCAAGATGCTTGAAGCTATGGAAGAAAGAGATTTTGAACTAGCTGGTGAAGAGTTATTGGATTCTACTTATGCGGTACAAGTAAAAAAACGAGCCGATAGAAATTACCGACTCGTCACAGATGGGGAGAATTGATTTAAGATAATCTTTTTATCTCATCTAATACT